CCCAGCGACGTACAACAGAGAGTATGTCAAGCTGCAATAGATGCTAACATTTATTGGGATGTTTGGCAGGATGAGCGCAACAAGTCTTTTGACGCTATATGTGATACGTTGGACTTGCGCTGGAGCTGTGATAACTATGATAACTACTATGTTAATGAGGACAGCAGCGAGTATTGGGCATTAGATATACAGGGCGCAAGCCGTGTTATTGCCTATATCGTTAACCATTGGGGCAGCTTTAAAGAGCCTATGTACATTGATAAGGATAAGCATAGCAACTTTTACAAACTGTTGCATAAAAAGGGTGCTGCCCTGCCTAAAAAATTTATGCAAGATGTAATGCCCACCGGATACTGTGCGGACTATTGCTTCTATGAGGCATATACAGAGTTTATAGACCTTGCACGCAAGCAACCGGATACTATTACCCTTGCTGATTTTTGTGGATGCCTTGCAGTGCGATTTGAAAAAGAGTATCAAGCAGACTATGAGCAGGCAATCTCTATTGACTATGCTATGGAGTTTTTGTGTCAAGATAACTATTACACTTGGCAAGGCAAGGATATAACGGATATAGTCAACGCCTATATGGTAGCAAAATAAATAGCTTTTATCGGATGCACAGACAGTAATTGTCTGTGTATCTCATTAAGAGTTATTTATATAACTTCTTAAGACTATAAATGTAGGAGGTACAAAAGAAAAATGAAAAAATGTTTGTCTTATTTGATTGAGTGCCTTTTGGTATCTAAACATACCAATCAGGTACTAAAAGAGGTAGCAAGATGCATAGCTGCCTTGCTTTTTGTCTTGTTTTTGTCCATTGATTGGGATGCAACGCTGGATGCGTGGGAGGTGCTCAAATGAGAACGAATAAACAGATACTGCAAGCGTGTGCTAAAACCTACTTGCAATATGAACGTACCTATAAGCAGATGCAAAGAGCCTGCAAGGTGCATGGTACTACCATAACGAGGGCACGGATTATGGCAGGAGTAGCCGGGCAGCAAAGTGCACTGTATCCCCTTTTAGTTACCTTAGGGATTGATGCAGACTTGTTATACACATATGTCGACGCAGAGCGTAAAGCACTAACTGCTAAATATCCTCCGGATAAAGAGGAGGAAGAAATACCCTTTTAAGAGTTTTTAGGGCATGTAGGGCAACCGCCCTGCGTGCCTTATAAAGCTTTTAAAGCTTTAATAATAATAATCTAGGAGGTGTTACATATGATTGTAACATTGCAAGACAGCATACGCCTCATGATTACCCTACGCACATGGGACGGCTGCAATTGGTCACCCGACATTACCGGGGACGTGTTGGCAACATGGCAACCTGAGACACACGAGGACATTAAGTGGCTAGAGGATGACTGCGACGCCTTTAATTCAGGCGTAGACCTTGACTGGCTGGAGCACTGCCCCGGCTGTCAAGAGGTGACATTGGATGTACAGGAGGTACACGAGTAATGGGAGAGCATAAAAAGCAAGGCAAGACATTTTTCGTCACTGTAGACGCTCATATGCAATTTGCCGTACATCGCGCCCCTAGTGGACATTTTTCTTATATTATCTACTATGACGGACGCCAAACTACCGGGGCATTGCGTATCACACAAGCACATGCAGCTAATAAGCTGGGATTGACAGTGCCGGAATTGCTGGAAAAATTCAAACTTGACTAGCTAAAAACTGAACAGAGGTACGGACAAAACTGTACCTCTAATTTTTTGCACCCTTTTTCCGCCCCTCAACCAAACGGAACGAAACGATGTTCGTAGTTACCGAAGCTCACCTGAGCGAAACGAAACGTGTTGTCTTGTGCGACACACGGAGCGAAACGAAACGAGGATGCAGGGGCAACCCAAGCTGCCAAGGCAAGCAAGGGTACTTTTGGACAAGCAAGGCAAGCCAATGGTTACCAAAGACACAAACACCCAAGCAAACATCAATGGGGCACAAACATGAAGAAGACCCATTATAACTAGGAGGTACTTATAATGACAAAAGAAAAATTGTTTGAAGAGCAGCTTATGCTGGAATCTTCTGCTAGACAAGATGGCTATGAAGCAACATGTGAAGCTCTCAGAATCGCAAAGGAAAAAGGCATGGTTGATACTGCCCTCCCTATTGGACAAGCGTTTTTTAATCACAAGGTACTCGCTGTCAAGGATGTCATGCTGCAATGGCTCACTAAAAACATGAAACCAAAAGCTGGTGTTAAACCAAACTTTATCTATATCTTGGATGACCTGAAGACTGCGTTCACAGATGCAGAGGGCAATGTGGATATGGATGCTATTGCTAACACCTGCACAACTGTAACACTCTCCTGCCTTATAAATGCCCTTACAACAGGCTTGAATACAAAGGCAGCTTTTCTGAATAACGTGGGATTGCATGTTGGCTTTAGCCTTATGTATGAATATCAAGCCAAATGTTTTGAAAATTGGCTCACTACATTACCTAAAGAAGACAAAAACAAAAAAGCAATGCAAGGTATTGACAAGCGTATAGGTATCCATTACCGCTATGTCTACATGAAGCAAGCCATTAAGAAATGTGGTTACACCTGCCCCACGTGGGAACAAGGAGACAATGAAGGTATTATCAACTTAGGGGTAGCCTTATTGACTTTGACAGAAGAAGCAACAGGCTATTGGATGTCGGATTCAGATAGCTACACACAAGCACATCTTGTTCCTACCCCTCAATTCGTGGATGCATGGCAACGTAATGAAGAGAATATGCTTTATTATGCACATAAGTGTTATCCGATGATTATCCCTCCAAAACCTTGGGTAGCATATGATGAGGGTGGGTACTATGGAGACCTTGCAGCTTTCTATACTTTCTTACGTCTTAAAGGGGTGCATAACTCTTTCAGTAAAGGCTATAAAGCACGCCTTGCTCAGCTTGATACACCTGATGTCTATAAAGCTGTCAATGCTATTCAAGCAACACCATGGCATATCAATAAAGATGTTTTAGAGGTTATCAAGCAATGCAAGGAGCGTGGCTATATCCCCTGTGGCAAAGAAAAGTCACACATCATGAGTACAGATTTAAAAGAATCTGAGCCTACCTCCTTACCTGAAGGGGCAACAGCAGAAGAGATTAAAAAATATAAAAAAGATAAGGCAGCATGGTGGAAAGGCTTAAAACGTCACATTTCTATTATCAATCGTACAAATGCTATGATTACAGTTGCTGATAAGTTTAGTGTCTATGAAAATATCTATTTTCCTTGGAATATGGATTTTAGAGGGCGCATCTACCCTATTCCATCTTTCAGTCCACAAGGTGATGATATTTGCAAAGGATTGTTGCTCTTTTCAGACACACCTCCTTGTCAAGACCCTAAAGATATTGAGTGGCTTGCCATTACCGGAGCGAACCTTGCAGGTGAAGACAAAATCAGCTATGCAGACCGCATCCAATGGGTGTATGACAATGAAGAAGTTATCCTCGATGTAGCTAAAGACCCTATGGGTAACTTATGGTGGCTGCATAAAGACAAAAAACCTGTACAGCTCCTTGCATGGTGTCTTGAATGGGCAAAAGCTAAACAATGGATAGCTGAACATGGCTCTATTGTCGGCTGGGTAACAGGTCTCCCCTATGCTCAAGATGGTACATGCTCGGGTCTGCAACATTTCAGTGCTATCCTTAGAGACCCCATCGGTGGTACTGCGGTAAACCTTGTTCCGCAAGACAAACCGAATGACATCTATCGTTTGGTAGCTGATAAGGTAAATGTTGTCTTGAAGCAGGATGCTATGTCAGGCACTATTGATGAATGGGATGAAGAGAAGCTGAAGACTAAATTCGGTACAAAAACCATGGCACAAATTTGGTTAAACTATGGTGTTAACCGCACTGTAACCAAAAGACCTACCATGACCCTTGCCTATGGAGCTAAAAAGCGTGGTTACACTGAACAGATTATGGAAGACACCATTAAACCTGCTTTAAATGCTAAGACTACCTGTGGTTTTACAGAAACCAATGCTTACCAATGTGCTATGTATATGGCTGAGCTGATATGGAACTCTGTGGGTGCTACTGTGGTACGTGCAGTTGAGGGCATGGATTGGTTACATAAAGTTTCCAAACTTGTCACCAAAAATGCAAATGTAGTGTCTTGGTGTACACCTTTAGGCCTCTTGTTGCAACAAAATTATTTAAAGTATGAATCTAAGGTGATTAAGTTACGTTGTGCCGGAAAGAGATTCAGAGTATATGTCCCACACCAAACAGGTGTGATTGATAAGACAAAACAAGCGAATGGCATTGCTCCAAACTTCATCCACTCTATGGATGCATGCCATCTTCAAATGACAGTATGTAGAGCTAAGGATGCTGGTATCAATCACTTTACTATGGTGCATGATTCTTATGGTTGCCCTATGTCGCAAGCTAAGCTGATGTATGGCATTGTTCGTAAGACATTTGTTGATATGTATACAGAACATGATGTCTTGGAAGAGTTTAGACAATATTTGCAACCGCTTGTAAGTAAAGAGTTACCTGCCCCACCCAAAAAAGGAGATTTAGACCTGAACAGTGTGTTGGACAGTAAGTACATATTCTGTTAATGGGGCATAAACATGAAAGAAGACAATAGATAACTATAGTTTCCTATAGATTCTATAGAGACCTTTAATTACCTTAGATAAGTTATTATTAGTTATTAATAACATAACCTTAAGTTCTTAAAGGTCTCTATTGTCTTTATAGTGCCTTTAGATTCCTTTAGGTAACTAAAGAAAATGCTAATGGGGCACAAACATGAAGAAAAGACAACACACTTTTCAAAATCTAAATCGCGTCGTTTCTATTTCCTTTCTGTGTGTTGTCTTTTTCTCAATAAATTTTAAGGAGGTATTGTCTATGTTAGAATCCGAAGCCTTTAAGGGGCAGACTATTAAGGTAACGAGGGGTATACATGCAGGCAAATGGGGTTTCCTTGATGAGAAGGGTACATATGCTGCATGTGTGAAGCTTGAAGATGCAGGTATTAATAATCCCTTTACTCCCTATATCATTGGATATGAAAAGCTTGAACCCCTCGGTGTAAATGCACCCATTGATTCTGATGCTTGCTGTGACAGCAAAGATGCTTCTGTCCCCAACACAAAGTATTATGATGAGCACTACGCATCCATGGTAGGCTTAGAACCTATTGAGCTGATGCAGCTTGTGTTGTCTCTTCCTGAATTTGTTGGTTTCCTCAAAGGCAACATCATCAAATACTCTATGAGAGCTGGAAAGAAGCAGGGTGAAGCTGCAGAAAAAGATGTAGCTAAAGCTAAACGCTATACTGAATGGCTCGTAAAACTTGGCTATAAGATGCCAATCAACCCAAAGGAGGACTAAAATTTGGTAAACATTAAATTCAAAAAACTTGACCCTAAAGCCACCCTCCCCCAAGCAATGACAGGTGGAGCTGCTGGACTTGACTTGGTTTGTCTTAACCGCATTGCGGTGACACCGAACCGCTGGTCTTCAAAGGCAGCTATCATTCACACAGGCTTGGCTATGGAATTGCCTGAAGGCTACTATGCTGAGGTTGTCTTGCGTTCCTCTACAGGCAGAGACACAAAACTCAGACTTGCTAATCAGGTCGGTATTATTGATTCTGATTATCGTGGTGAAATCATGTTGTATGTGGAGAATCTAGGTGACCATCTCGAAATCATTAATGCTGGTCAGCGTATTGCGCAACTGTTGATTCACAAGATTGAAGAAGTGGTGATTGAAGAAGCCACTGATGAGCTGTCTAAGACTGAAAGAGGTCTTGAAAGTGGCAGTACAGGCAAAGGTACTAAACCTGCTGTAAAGACAAGAAGAACCAAGGAGGTAGCTAAGGATGCCTAAGTTTAAAATTGGTGACAGAGTTAGAGTACAACCATATAGCTATAGGGATGAGATTACAGGCACTATCATTAACGTCAGGGGGCAGTATTGTCTTTATGATGTGGCATTAGATAAGCCTTTTTTAGAAAGCATGAAAACCTATCTTGCTGCTCCGGGTGAGCTTGCTCCTGCTAAGGAGGATAAGGCTAAGATTGTCTTCTATGTAGACCCTAAAGAACATGCTGTTCATTGTAAGTTTTTTGGTTCTATGGGTATGGTGGCTCATACCAAGGCTGTATGCAGCCCTGATGATGATTTTGATTTTCTGACAGGTGTTCAGATTGCCCTGCAACGTATGCTGAAGGCACAGCATAAAGAGCTGGTACTTCCAGCACTTGGTAATGTTAAATTTATTGATTTTAAAAAATAAAGGAGAATAACAAACATGGCAAAGAATGATTTTGCACAAATTACAACCCCTGCTGGTGAAGCGGTGTACCCTAAGCTCCGCAGCACCGAAGTGTTTGATGGCGAGGATACCGGAAAGTATGTCTGCGGTATCAAACTGTCCAAAGCAGACACTGATAAGCTGATTCAACGTATTGAAAACGAATGGGAGATGGCTAAGAAGTCCCCTGACTTTGACGGCAAGCGTTATGGTCGAAACTCTGCTCCTGCCCTTGGTTTCCATGAAGACAAAGATGGTGATATTGTCTTTAAGGCTAAGACCAATGCTGTTATCAAGACCAAAGCTGGTGAGGTTATCGAAAAGACTATGGCTGTCTTTGATAAGAAGGGTAAACCTATGGATGAAGAGATGGAAGTAGGCAATGGCTCTACCATTCGCCTGTGTATGCTTCTGCGTCCCTTCTATGCTTCTGCTACTGTCTATGGTATCCAACTGCTCCTGAAGGCTGTGCAGGTGCTTAATTATGTTGCTCCTGCTGCTGGTGCTGTATCCGCTGATGATTGTGGCTTTGATGTCGAAGAAGAATTTGACGAAGACAATCCTCCGTTTGCAACCTCTGAGGGTGCAGACTTTTAAGAGCCTATGGCTATTAAATTTAATCGCAGAGGTGGCTTTGCCACCCTCAATAAACCCTATCGCAGCGGTTTAGAAGACCGCTTAGCGCAGCAGCTTGAAAACGCAGGTGTACCTAAGGTGTACGAAAAATACTCTATCGCCTATGAGATTCCTGCTACGAAGCATCATTATACCCCTGACTTCATTCTGCCTAATGGTATCATCATTGAAGCCAAGGGTATCTTTGAAGCTGCTGACCGCAAGAAGCATCTGCTTATCAGACAACAATATCCGAATTTAGACATACGCTTTGTATTCTCCAACGCTAAGACAAGAATCGGTACAGGTGCTAAAACCACTGTGGCTGAATGGTGTGAGAAGCATGGTTTCCAATACGCCAGCCGTGAGATTCCCTCTCGCTGGTTCAAAGAGACTATGAAGGACACCAATGGTCTTGTCCTGCGTGGAAAAGGTGAGCGTATTGTCACTCTTTAAATTCAAAGAGCGCACTGAGACCACACAGATATGTGTTGTCTTAAGAAACCTAAAGGGTAAGCGCAAACGTGAGCTGTTTAGGGCAGCTTACCGCCAAGGTGAAGTTGACACAGGCTTTCATTTTATTGTCTTCAATAATGGTCTTTTTGAGACCGACAGAGAAATAAAGGCAGTTGCCGGATATAACCTGCCTGAATGTGAGACTTCTGTGTATGTCTTAGCTGATACGCTAGGACGCAAGAAAATATCCGATGCTCAACAGTATGTACTGAATGAGCTAAAGGTACAGTATGATGTGCCTATAAAATTTATTACTGACGAGGTGTAACTTATGGAGACACATCAACCCTGCCCTGCTTGTGGCAGCCATGATGCCTTAACCATCTATGAAGATGGGCACAGTTATTGTTTCTCATGCAACACCTACTTTCGCAGCAGCAAGGAGGAGAAAAAATTGTCAAGTGGATTAAAGAAACAAGGTCTGATAGACCTACAGGACATGGTGGTCTCCCCCTTGCCTAAGCGAAAACTGACAAAACAAACCTGTGCTAAATATGGCTACTTTACCTCTAAGGTGCATGGTCAGCCTGTGCAGGTTGCTTGTTACTATGACGATGATAACAAACTCTTAGGGCAGAAAATCAGATATGCTGATAAGACCTTTGAAGCTAGAGGTTCTTTTAGTGAGCGGTTCTTTGGGCAACATCTGTTCCAAGGTGGCGGTAAGAAGCTGGTGGTGACTGAGGGTGAGATTGATTGTCTTACAGTCTCGCAGGTACAGGGCAATAAATATCCTGTTGTGAGCATCCCTACAGGTGCTGCTAGTGCTGCTAAAGTCTTCAGAGCTAACTTTAATTGGCTAGAGAGCTTTGAGGAAGTCATTGTCATGTTTGATATGGATGATGCCGGACGTAAAGCTGTAAAGGCTGTTAGTGGTATCCTGTCCCCTAACAAACTTAAGATAGCATGGCTACCTTGCAAAGACCCTAATGAGTGTTTGCAGGAAGGCAAGGCTGATGCTGTTGTTAAAGCTGTTTGGGACGCAAAGACATATACCCCTGCTGACATCATCAAAGGTGATGAGCTGTGGGAGGTATTGTCTAAGCATGAAGAATCACTGAGCTACCCTTTACCTTGGGACATCCCACTGCAAAACATGACTGATGGGTTGCGAAAAGGTGAGCTTGTTGTTATCACAGCCGGTACAGGTATAGGCAAAACTACGTTCGTTAGACAACTAGCCTATCATCTAGGTACTGAGTGTTACTGTAAGGTTGGTATGTTGATGCTTGAAGAAAATGTTAAGCACACCGCCAATGGTCTTGTGTGTCTTAAGCTTGGTAAACCTGCCCATAAACCTATTATTGACAGTGATTACAAGAAAGCCTTTGAAGACATCATGGATAATTTTGTCTTCTACAATCACTTCGGCTCTATTGAATGTGAAGACCTTTTGCAAACCATCCGTTACATGGTAACAGGTGAGCAGGTGGATTTTGTTGTATTAGACCACATCTCCATTGCTATCAGTGGTCTTGACATCGAAAATGAGCGTAAGGCTACCGATGTACTTATGACGAAACTTCGTTCGCTTGTAGAGGAAACAGGTGTAGGCATGTTGGTTGTCTCTCACCTGCGCAGAACTGATGGCACTCCTGCTGAAGAAGGTGGTGCTCTCTCCCTCTCACATCTGCGTGGTTCACAGGCTATCTCTCAGCTCTCTGATGCTGTGTGGGGTCTTGAAAGAAATCAGCAGGATGAAGGGGTGAAGAAGAACCTTGTACGTGTAAGGGTTCTTAAGAACAGATATAGCGGTGATACAGGTATCGCCGGATACCTTGCATATGACAAGGAACATAATATCTTAAATGCTGTAAAGGACTTATCAGAGTACGAAGCACCTGTATGTCCTTTTGATACTGATGAAACAGAGAAAGGAGATTTTTAGATGTTTGAAATCTTAGAAAAGCTTATTGATTGGTGTACTTCCCTGCTGTCTTGGTTGTCTCGTAAGCAGGTTGAAGCTGCTAAGGCTCGCATCAAGAACTGCAATAGTATGATTCATAGTGCTAACAAAGCTAAGATGGCATATTTGCAGAAGCATGAGAAGACAATCAATGCTCTTGAAAATGAGCGTGAGCGTATGGAATACTTCTTGTCGCAAGATGCTGTGGAGCTGTAAGCTATGCTCTACTTTGATATTGAAACTGATGGTCTGCTGGACAATGTCACTAAGGGGCATTGTCTAGTAATCATCGACGAACAGAACAACATCTCAGCTTACAGACCTGATGATTTTAAAAAAGGAGCTATGCGATTAATCGCTGCTCTGAGGGATGGAGAGAGCATCTGCGGGCATAACATCATCAACTATGACTGTGCTGTGTTAGCTAAACTCTATCCTGAGTTCCGCATAAAGCGAGAATGGAGACCACAAGTCTTAGATACCCTTGTACTTGCACGTCTTATCTGTGGTAATGTAGAAGACACTGACCATGCTAGAGTACGTAATGGTACACTCCCTGCTAAGCTTCTTGGTAGGCAGTCTTTAAAGGCATGGGGTTATCGTCTTGGGGAGCTTAAAGGTACGTATGGTGAGCAGGAGGATGCATGGGATTCTTTCAGTGAAGAAATGCTCTCCTATTGTGTGCAGGATGTCACTGTCACCAAGAAGCTCTATACATACCTTATGAAGATTGGAGCACCTGCTAAGGCTATAGAGCTGGAGCATCAAGCACAATGGCTGATGTCTAAGCAGGAGCGAAATGGTTTTGTCTTTGATTTAGAAAAGGCAGAGAAGCTGAGGGAGACCTTAGAGCTACGCTATGCTGTGTTGTCTTCTCAGCTTGTGGCGATTGTGCCACAGATACCTGATAAGGTCTTTGTACCTAAAAGAGACAACAAACGCTTAGGCTATAAGAAGGGTGTTCCTATTCAAAGATATAAGGATTTTAACCCTAGCAGCAGACAGCAAGTAGCGTGGGTGCTGGAGCATCAATTCAATTACCTGCCGGAAAACGAAGACTGCTATGAGGATGAGCGTCTGAAGATTGATGGTGATACCTTTAAATTTATTAAGGGTGACGAAAATGCACCACAGGAGCTGAGAGATTTAGCTGCTGTCTTTGAAGAATATCTTATGGTAGCTAAGCGTCTTGGACAGTTAGCTACAGGTAATCAAGCGTGGCTGAAGCATGTTAAGGCTGATGGTAGAATCCATGGCTCAGTAAACCCTTGTGGTACAGTAACAGGACGTGCTACCCATGCGAACCCTAATGTTGCCCAAGTCCCCCACGTTGGCAGTCCTTATGGTCAAGAGTGCAGGGAGTTGTTTAGAGCACCTGAGGGTTGGTTTGAGGTGGGTGTAGATGCCTGTGGCTTGGAGCTGAGGTGTCTTGCTCATTATCTTTATCCCTATGATAAAGGTGCTTATGCCCATGTTATCTTGAATGGTGATATTCATACATTGAATCAACAGGCTGCCGGGTTACCTACTAGAAACGCAGCTAAGACATTTATATACGCCTTTTTGTATGGTGCTGGTGATAAAGCTATTGGCAAACAGCTTGGTGGTGATGAAAAGGTTGGTAAGCAGGTAAAGAATAAATTCTTGAAGGCTACCCCTGCTATCAAGATGTTGCGTGAAGCTGTCAAGAATACGCTCGTGGTTGAATATCACGGAAAAATTAAAGAATGGAAACGAAAATATTTAAGAGGGTTGGATGGAAGACATCTCCATGTGAGAAGTCTACATTCAGCTCTCAATTTGCTTTTACAGTCCTGTGGTGCATTGATATGTAAAAAATGGATAACATGATTAAAGCTGGCTATGACCATGGAAAAGATTTTCAATTCATGGCATGGGTGCACGACGAGGGACAGTTGTCTTGTAGAACTAGACAAATTGCTGAAGAAGCTGTGAGAATTGCCCAAGAATCTATGAGACAGACCCAAGAATATTATGGAATCAGATGCCAATTAGATACCGAGGGAAAGATTGGTCAAAATTGGTATGATTGCCACTAGGAGGATGATTAGTAATGGTATTTAACTATAGACGCTTTACTGTATCTTATATGGAATGGCAGGAGTGGAAGCAACTGCTGAAGTTACATGCGATGCGTGGTACAGGCATTATGCCTGATATAAAAGGCAATGAAGACCTGTCATATGAATACAACAAATTGGAGCAGGCATACTCTAGAGCTTGCACTAAATGTGTACCGGTGGCAGAAATGCTCAGCTATCAAGACATCATCCGTAAAAGATTAGCTAGTGAGTGTGTAGATGGTGGTTTTACATCTAGCTACTATACACGTGATGCTGCTATCGCCTTGCAGATTATTGCTTATGCCATGCGTGGTGCTAGAGACTTTGCGCAGTGTGCTCCTCTTGAATTGAAGCTGATTAAGCACTGTGCAGGACACTAAAGGAGGTTATTACAATAAAGATATTAGTAGCATGTGAAGAAAGTCAACGTGTAACCATTGAGTTACGTAAGTTAGGGCATGAAGCCTATAGTTGCGACATCATCCCTTGTAGTGGGGGGCATCCGGAGTGGCACTTGCAGCAGGATGTTATTCCATTGTTGAAAGAGAAGTGGGATATGATTATCGCTTTTCCACCTTGTACCTACTTCACAACAGCAGGTGCATGTCGCATGTTTCATAAAGTAGATGGTGTTAGCATCCTGGATGAAGAACGCTATGCAAATGCTATGAAGATGAAAGCACTGTTTTTAGCCATCTATGAAGCAGATTGTCCTTATATTTGTATTGAAAATCCTACCCCCATGAAAGTAGTAGGACTTCCTCCCCACTCACAAGTTATTCAGCCCTACCAGTTTGGGCATCCTTGGAGCAAAAGAACTTTATTATGGTTAAAAGGTCTTCCACCTTTGAAAGCTACATGTGTGGTTGAGCCTACAATGGGAAGTTGGGTAAATGGTTCAGCAGATGCCTACAAGAAAGCTAATGGAAAGCACAATGGTAAAAGCTCGGCTATTGAGCGTAGTAAGACCTTTGAAGGTATTGCTAGAGCTATGGCAGAGCAATGGGCAGGTAAGAATGTTTAACATCCCTACTCTACTCTTGGTCATATGCACCGCCTATACCCCTGCCTTTGACGAATGTGGTAAGACAGATGGAATCACCGCCAGCGAACACCCTGCCATCCAAGGGGTGACTGTGGCGTGTGATGGCTTGCCATTAGGAACTGAAGTTGTCATAGATGGACACAGTTATATCGTTCAGGACAGATTCGGTGGTGGATATGGTAAGACAAAAATTGATATTTTTATGAACACTAAAGCAGAAGCCTTTAGGTTCGGAAGACAAACAAAAATTGTGGAGGTAAAGCCTTATGTTGAAACAAAAGCAACCTTTTGTGCCAAAGATTGGTCAGAAGGTCTATATCAAACGTCAGAACTCCTTAGGAGAACCTATCTATTTTGAGGGTGAGGTAACAAGAATCCGTGTGGAAGTTAAATGTAAGCAAGGTGGTTTCAGAACTGTAGCTTCACCTCATACTTTAGAGACCAAAGCAAAAGGTCTTGTAGCAGGAGGTGACCTGTTCTGATGGTAAGTGCTAAGCTTATCTCTATCACCCCTAACTACATGGAGGTATTGAAGACTGCTTGTAGTCAACCCTATGGTAAAGATGTTACTGAGAAGTCCATCAAGAAAATTATTGAGAGTGGACATCTTAGTGTCTTGGAGCATTGCTCTGCTTCTTTTTTGGTTAAATGTAGTGTACGTGTCTTAGGACAGCTCACGCGACACCGCCACCTTAGCTTCACTTGTAAGTCTGCTCGTGGTAGTGTCTTTGATAAGATTGTTATCCCTGAGGGTTTTTATGATTTTGTGCATAAGAAGGGGGTCACTAAGGAGACTATTGAATATTATAAGCCTAGAGCACTACAGCCATACTCTGACTATATTGCTGAAGGTCTTGCAGAACAGGATGCTGCTTATTTTTTGCCACAGGGCGTTGAGACTTCTTTGGTAGTGACAGGTAACTTTAGAGCATGGTATGAATACTTGCCTAAGCGTTTATGCAAGAGAGCTATGCCGGAGCATAGAAAGTTAGCTGAAGCTATCCAAAAATGCTTGGCTGATGCAGCACCTGAAATCTTTGATAAAAACTTTATGAACTGTAAGCACTGCACTGAAAGGAGCTGTGATTTTAAATGATAATGCAGCTGGGAAAATGCTTTATGTATACTCTTATCATTCTTATCTTATTTATCCTTTTCTACAGTCTTTTTGTGGGTGGCGTACTTGCTATGCTTCACCTGCTGATGGAGGTATTTAATCTTGGCTTCTAAAGTTTTACGCCTGTACTTTGATGCTGACATGATTGTCTTCCGCACCTGTGCAGCAGCAGAGCAGGAAATTAATTGGTATGGTGACCTGTGGACACTACACTCTGACTTAGCAGAGGTTAAGGATGCTATTGACACAATGATTGTCAGTATCACCGATAAAGTCCTGCGTCACATGGAGCACGAGGGAGCTTATACTATTACCATGTGTTTCTCTAGCTACCCCTACTTTCGCTCTAAAATCTATCCCCCTTATAAGCTCAATCGTGTGGCTAAGAGAAAACCTCTTGCCTATCATTCTGCTGTTGAGTGGGTAAAGAAAAACTATAATGTGTTGTCTATCCCAAGTCTTGAAGCTGATGATATTTTAGGTATCTATGGAACAGCTCCCTCTACCTCTACCTCTACTGTTATTATCAGCGGTGACAAGGATATGCGGTCTATCCCCTGTCCTTTTTACAACTTCATTCAGGACACATTCCATAAGACAACACAAGAAGAAGCTGACTATCAGTTCTTATATCAGACCCTTGTCGGTGATGTCACCGATAATTACAAAGGCTGCCCTAAGATTGGTGAGGTTGGTGCAAAGAGAATCCTTGATAAAGAGTGCTCATGGGATGCCGTGGTGGCTGCCTACAAGAAAGCAGGTTTGTCTGAGGAAGAAGCACTGACACAGGCAAGGGTTGCTCGTATTCTCAGATATGAGGATGTTGATGAAGACCTTAAGCCTATCCTTTGGACACCCAAAGGGTCACAAAAGAGACAATAAAGTAAAGGGGCATATAAGCGACAATGAATATTAATATTGTATCTAATAAAGGGGATGATGGAGAAAGACTACCATATGTAAACCCTGTAATTTATGAACATTTAGAGAAAGCCTACAGTCTTGGTAGCCTTATGACACACAATGCCAAAAACAATGACGAGTTAATTGGATATATTAGGGGCGTTATGGATGTGCTGGGGCATATCAAGGCTATGGCTAACTTGAATGATGATGAGGAGTGATAAGATGTGCTGGAAGATTAAGACACCCAGCGTAAATACTGATGTATCTGCATCCTCCTTAGTACCGGAAACCAATGCAAAAGACCCTGATAGTCCTGAGTATGGTGGTACTGCTGATACCTTTAACAAGAAAAAAGGTAGACAACAACTGACGATTGCTCGCAATGGCGTGTACAATCCCACTCAGTTGTAGAGAGGAGGAACTATGTGCGGTAAAAAACCAAAAGTACAACAAGCTGCTCCTGCTGCTGCCCCTGTTGCAGCCCCCTTGAAGATTGATAATGTTGCTGAGGATACCAAAAAGGAAAATCCGAACGCTAAGACCAAGGGCAAAAAGAAGCTTACCATCACGCAGATTGGTAGCGGTACAGGGGTGAATCTTTAATGGCAGAGACAGCAAAAGCTTTATATGAGCGATTGGCTATTGAGCGTGAAGTTTATATTGACAGAGCGGAGGATTGTGCAAAATATACAATCCCCTTTTTATTTCCTAAAAAAGAAGCTAATGGTACTACTAAATACCCTACGCCCTATCAAGCGGTAGGTGCAAGAGGTGTCAATAACCTCACGTCAAAGCTGGTATTAGCTCTGTTCCCCCCAAACACACCTTTTTTCAGACAAGACATCCGAGATGATGTCCTCAAATATTATGAGAGCAAACCCGAAGACAAACAAGAGATAGAGCAAGCATTAGTACAAAGAGAACAAACGGCTCAGAAATACTTTGAATCTTCGCAGATGCGTGTCTCCATGGAGGTGTGTCTGAAACAGCTTATTATAGCTGGCAATGCTTTACTGTTCTTCCCTCCTAAAGAGGGTGGCATTAAAGTCTATAAGCTGAATAGTTATGTAGTACAAAGAGATTTTGTGGGACACCCTATTCAGATGATTACCTGTGACAAACTTGCTATCAACACCCTGCCCTATGAAGTCTTAGGGCAACTAGATATTGATTTGTCTACCAAGCGTGGTGATGAATTGGTTGAGGTCTATACTCATATAACCTATTCGTCCAAAGACAACAGATATTATAGTTACCAAGAGATTGAGGGTAAACAGATTGATGGTTATGAGCAGTCTTTCCCTGCTGATGTTTGTCCTTGGATTCCTGTCCGTCTCTTTAAGATGGATGGTGAACATTATAGTCGCTCGTATGTTGAGGAATATATTGGTGACTTAAAGACCTTAGAAGGTCTCTCTAAAGCCATTGCAGAGATGTCTGCTATTGCTGCTTCTGTAATCTACCTTGTGCGCCCTAATGGTGTGACACAACCTAGCAAGATTATGAAGACAAAAAATGGTGGCTTTGTAACAGGTAACAAGGAAGATGTTACTTGCCTGTCGCTGGACAAGACACAAGATATGCAAATTGCTAAAATGACTGCTGATGCTATTGAAAGCAGATTGTCTTATGCGTTCATGCTCAATTCTGCTGTCCAACGTAGTGGCGAACGTGTAACGGCTGAGGAAATACGCTATGTGGCTAATGAGCTAGAAGACACCCTTGGTGGTATCTATTCTATCCTGTCACAAGAATTGCAGCTCCCCTTGGCTAACACACTTTTGAATATCCTTTCCAAAAAAGGTGAAATCGCTGATGTCCCTAAAGATATTGTGTCTCTTGCCGTAACTACAGGCATGGAAGCTATCGGACGTGGACATGACCAACAGAAGCTTACTGTCTTTATTCAGGGTATTGCTCAGATTCCGGATGCAGCATCTGTTGTGAATTGGGAAGGTGTGGCTCGTGCTTGGGCAAACAGTTGCAATCTTGATACCACAGGTCTGATTAAGTCTGCGGAACAGATTCAGCAGGAACAGCAACAGGCACAAATGATGGCAATGGCACAGGCTGCTATACCTAATGCAACCAAAGGTGCTATGGATGCCATGAATCAGCAAACACAGGGAGGTAGTGAATCTAATGGCTGATACTGAAAATCAAAACACACAGGTCAATGAAGAACCTAAAGAAACACAGGTAGATATTACTGATACTACTATTGTTTCTAATGGTGAAGTAATTGATACCACTAAAAATGAAGGTGGCAAGGGTGAGGAAGAAACCACCACTGATGAAAAAGACACCAAAGAAGAAAAAGAAGACAAACCTGCTGAGGAGCAGGAAGATTACCAAAAAGCTAAAGGCGAGATTGAATCTGCCAAGACTGAGCTTGAAGGTAAGGGCATTGACTATGCTTCCTTAGAAGCTGAATACAATGAAAAAGGTGAGTTGTCTGAAGACAGCTATAAGTTGTTGGAAGAAAAAGGCTACCCTAAGGCTCTTGTAGAAGCAGCTCTTGCAGGTTGGCAAGCTAAGGCTGATGCTTTTGCTAACAAGATTATTGAGGATGCAGGTGGTATCAATGAATACAAACGCATCCAAAAATTTGTACAGTCACAAGGCGCAGGAGCAGTCAATGCTTTCAATGCCATTGTAAACAAAGATGATTTGTCTGTTGTGTCTGCTTACATTGCAGGTGTAAAGGCACAGATGGTAGCGCAGCATGGCACTGCTAACCCTACTTTAGGTGGTAGTGGTAACGTGGGTAAATCTAAAGGCTATACTGATGCCAATGAGATGATTAAAGCTATGAGTGACCCACGCTATGGTAAAGACCCTAACTATATGCAAGAAGTAGAGCGTAAAGTCGCTGCTTCTAAATTCTTCGGTTAAGACAAAAACGTCAATCCCCTCCTAGATGGAGGGTTATTTTTTTTATTCAAAATTATTAAAGGAGTGATTTAATGGCTGATATGATTATTGCCAACCCCGGTCTTGCACAATCTGATAAAGGCAAAGACCGCTTAGGTTTATTTCTGAAAATGTTTACCGGTGAAGTTCTCACCGCTTTCTCTCAATCCACTATTACCGGTGGTCGCTTCTCTGAGCGTACTATTGAACACGGTAAGTCTGCTATCTTCCCGATTGTAGGTCGTGCAAAAGCTAAGTACCTGAAAGCAGGTAAGAACTTGGATGACCTGCGCACCCCCATTGAGCACAATGAGCGCACCATCGTGCTGGATGGTCTGCTGACCTCTGACTGCATGATTTTTGATTTGGATGAAGCTATGAACCACTTTGAGCTGCGTTCTAAGTATTCCAAAGAGATGGGTGAAGCTTTGGCTGTCGCTCAGGACTGCGCTATCTTGGCTGAAGTAGCTAAGATGATTGTAGAAGACAAAGAGAACCTGCCTACCAATGCTACTACTGGTGTCAAAGGCACTGGCAAGGGTCTGATTGTCACCGAGACTGTGGCTACTGCTGACTATGGTGAGACTGAAGCTATGGGCGTAGCTATCTTTAAGGAACTGTTGAAAATCAAGACCAAAATGTCTGAGAACAATGTTCCGCTGGCAGGTCGCAACTGCTACATCAAACCGATGGCACTCAACGCACTGATTGCCAACAAAGACATCATCAACAAACTGTATGGTGCTTCTATGACCATTGAGGGTAACAACCCCCCGAAACTGATTGGTTTCGATTTGATTGAAGCTCCTCTGCTGACCGAGGGTGGTGTAGATAACGAGAATGTTATGCAAGGTGATGGTCATGTATTCCCTACTACCTACAAAGACACCTGCCAATTCATTGTGGCACATCCGTCTTCTGCTGGTATCTTGACCCTCAAAGGTCTTGGTATGGAACATGCTCGCCGTCCTGAATATCAGGCTGACCAAATTATTGCTAAGTATGCAAAAGGCTTTGGTGGTCTGCGCCCTGAAGCAGCCTTCATGGGTGTTGTAACTCAGGCTTAATTTTAAACAACTACTAACCTTAGGGGATGGCGTATGCTGTCCCCTATTTTTTCTAAAAATGAAAGGAGATGTCAATGCAACTAACAGCGTTAACTGAACTTGATGCAGTCAATAGTATCATTGGTACTATTGGTGAAGCTCCTATCAACAGTCTTGAAGAAATGACAGATGTGGATGCTATTAATGCCTTACGTATCCTGCGGAATATCAGCAGACAAGAGCAGTCACGAGGATGGACTTTTAACAAGACACCCCACTTCACCCTTAACCCTGATGTAGACACCAAAAAGATTCCATGGAACAGTAACTACTTGTATCTTAAGGATAACCATGGTGTCAAACTTGTTAGACAGGGTGACTATGTGAAAGACCTGTTCAAAGACACACTGATATTTGAGCATCCTTTAGATGTAGAGATGGTGCTTTATCTTGACTTTGAAAACTTGCCGGAGCAGATGAGAAACTATATCTTAGCTAAGGCATGTTTTGTCTTCCAAAGCTCCTACTTTGGTGATGATAGTCTGACCAAGGTTACCCAGCAGGAGATTGCTGAAGCATGGCAACATCTGATGGAATTTGAGGTAGACAATAACAGCTACTCTATGCTGGAGCATACCTATGTACATAAGCTGAGATTGAGGTGAGATTATGGGATTGATTAACCAAGACATAAAGAACCTTGTTAGTGGTGTGTCTCAGCAACCCCCTATCCTCAGACACCCTGAACAGCTAGAGGAACAGTTGAATGGCTATTCTAGTGAAGCAGGTGGTTTACAAAAGAGACCTCCTAGTATTCTAGTATCTAACTTAGGACGTAAAATAAATGATTCTGCTAAACCTTTGGTACATTTTATTGACAGAGATGTAAATGAGAAGTATATTGTCTTGTTCACAGGTAGTGATATTGAAATTTATGACATGCAAGGCAACAGGAAGACTGTGAACTTTGCTAGTGGTACTAAACCTTATATCTATACACAGTTGCCACGATATAACTTGAAGCCTATCACGATTGCTGATTATACCTTTATCTGCAATACTTTGCAAAAGACAAAGATGGCTGATACTATTGATAACAATAGTTGGGATACCCAAGGTCTCCTTGTTAACATCAAAAGTGGTCAGTACGGCAGGACGTATCGTATTGATGTAAATGGCACAACTATCGCAAGCCATGAGACCCCTGATGGTTCAGATAAAAGCCACACAAAACTGATTACCACAGACTACATTGCACAACAATTAGCCACCAAAGCAAAAGACAATGGGTTTGCGGTTACCACAGGTTCTTCATGGTTATATCTGAAGAAGACAGCCTTTAAAACTGTGACAGGTGAGACAGTTTATTTACAACCCACCACATCTCCTGTACAACAAGAAGACCGCTTTAAAGGATTAGCTTTTACAGGGCATTTTCATACTTGGAGTGCCTTTCCAACTGTTATAACTCGTAATGGTTATACTATAACAGTCAAATTCCCTACTGAAGAAAATCTACGTGCTAATTCAAATGAGAGTTTTGATAGTGATTATGCTGCTTATGAAAAGATGGTGTCAGAAATCACACGCTGTCAGAATGATAAATGGGAAGTAACCAATGAAGTGATAACACAACAGGCTAATGGTTTAAAGTTATATAGTACGATGAATGTCTATACACTCACATGGACTGTATCTACCTCTATTCCTAGTAATTCAAAAGCTTATTCTTTGATTGATTCCGCTACTGTCTATGATGGCTATAATAATCAAGCAGCTTTCGGTATTCTAAAGTTTGTTCAGAAATTTTCTAATCTACCCGTCAATGCTCCTGATGGTTTTACTGTTAAAATCACCGGCGAAGAAGGTAGCAGTACAGATGATTATTATGTCTCTTATGTGGCAGAAGACCAAGTATGGCGTGAATGTGCAAGACCATCAATGAAGAATCATATTGATAATACTACGATGCCCCACGTTTTAGTACGTGAAGCAGATGGTACTTTTACTTTCAAATGTGCTGATTGGTCTGTGCGTGATGTAGGAGATGAAGATAGTAACCCTGAACCTTCCTTCATTGGTGGGACAATAAATGATGTCTTCTATCATCGTAACCGCTTAGGCTTTCTTAGTGGTGAAAACATTATCCTTACTCGCTCTGCTGACTTCTTTAACTTTTGGATGACAAGTGCAACCAAAGTGCAGGACACAGACCCTATCGACTTAGCAGTCTCTGATAATACCATTAGCACACTGTATAATGCTGTCACGTTTGATACTGACCTTATCTTGTTTAGTCAAGAAGCACAATTCATGCTCTCTGCTGATGGTGTCTTGACACCTACAAGTGCTAATCTGTCCCCGGCAGTTACCCACTATGAAGCTAGTCTTAAGGCTAAGCCTGTTAACGCAGGACGCAATGTGTACTTTGTAGCTGAAAGAGCTAAGTATACCACTGTGCGTGAGTTCTTCACCGCAGCAGACAACACAGATGCTAAGGATGTTCAAGACATAACATCCCACGTTCCTAACTATATTCCTAATGGTGTGTATAAAATCATTCCATCTACTGTTGAGAATGTTATGCTTTATCTCACTGAAGGTGATGAGACATCAATATATGTCTATAAGTACCTCTTCATTGATAGCCAGCGTGTACAGGCTGCATGGTCTAAGTGGGATATGCAGGGTGTTGTCTATGGAGGGCAATTCATTGACAACTATCTCTATCTGATAGTTGAGCGTAATGGCTATTACTGTTTGGAGAAAATCTCTTTTACTATTAATACCACTGACTTCGATAGCGAAGCCTATCGTATCTTATTGGATTGCAAACATTCCTATCAGATTCCTGCTGATTGCTACGATTCACTTAACGATGAAACTACAGTGAGTGTAAGTGATATTTTTGGTGATATATATGAGCAGGATAGACAATACAGTGCTGTTGCTCCTGATGGTACATATACTAAGGCTAAAGAAGGTAAGCTGGTCTTTATTGGTGACTATTCTAACCAAGTATTGACTGTAGGCATCAATTATAATTTTAAGATTGTTATGTCAACTATTATGGTTAAGCAGTCTGATAATGGAAGCACTCAGGCTCTTATTGAGGGAAGATTGCAACTGCGTCAGATGTGGTTTAACTATGCTGACAGCGGATACTTCAAAGTAACTGTGGATATTAAAGACAAACAAGCCTATGTCTATGAGTATACCTCTAGGCTCTTAGGTACTCGTTTTAATATCTTAGGTGCAATGCCTTTTACCACAGGCTCTTTTAAATTCCCTATCCAAGCCAAAAACGAGAATGTAAACATTTGTTTGGAAACAGACACTCCACTTCCTGTATCTCTTGTAGGTGCTGGTTGGATTGGCAACTACCAAAGGAGGACAAGACTATTTTAAAAATATCTAACTTAAACATTGTTCAGCTCTGTGACTTTAGAGAAAACATGCGTGAGGAAGACAGGCTGGAATGGTATTATGCTTCAGGTACATCCTTTGGTCTCACTGAAGTGCAGGAGCTATTCAATGCTTTGTGTCTTTATGATGATGAGACAAACAGGGTATATGCCATTGGTGGTCTTGAAGCTTCTTCCTTAATATGGGTTGTCTGCACTAAAGAGGTAGATGTGCACCCTATTAAGTTCCTGCGCTTCTGCAAGCCTTTCTTTAAGCAATGGGTGACAACACATTATGCTGTTTATAATTATGTATGGCTCAGAAATAAGCGACATGTACAATGGCTTAAATGGCTAGGAGCTGAATTTAGTGATTATAAATATATCAATGGTGAGCCTTTTCAGAAATTTACATTATATAAGGTAAAGGAGTGATGTCTTATGTGCAGTCCTATGGTGGCTGCTGGTATCAGTACAGGCTTGCAAGTAGCAGGTGACTACATGGGACAACGTGCGCAAGCTAAGGCAGCACAGGCTACCATGAACGCACAGGCTAAGGCAGCTATTACTGAGATGAATTGGAATATCATGGACTTAGAACAGCAACGTACAGATGCTTTTGACCAAGCTGTTGTAGAGATTAGCAACACTAGGTTGAACTCTATGCAGCTCAATAGTGGTGTAAAGGCTGCTGTAAATGAGACCATGAGCGGACGTACAGCTAACCTCATTGTACGTGCTGCCGAAGGTGATACCGCTCGTGCAGTATCCTCTATCCAAGACAACTATCAACGTAAATCTAATGAGGTTGACCTGAATCGTGAGCGTCAGGTAAAATCTACTCACGAATTTTTAGAGAACCTTAATGCTTCTGCACCTAAGATGCCCAGCAGATTCACTAACTTTTTGTCTTCTGCTGCAACAGGGTTGAGCAACTATACACAAGCTAAGAATATTATGAACACGCAGAAGATTACAGGTGGTATTGGAAAGACAGCCAAGACTGCTACTAAGACATGGGTAGGCAACGCTCCACGTAGCGTCCATGAGAAGCTAGGTATTGGCAATGGTATTTATAGGAGGTAAGAAGATTGAGTAAAGAAGTACAGGCAGCGGTAGGTACTCAACGGCAATTTGCAAAACAACCGGAGATGCCCTATGCGCTGTCCTTAAATAAATTCAATGCAGCTGCAGGCATCTCACAACGTACAGATTTAGATGCACAACGCTTAGCATCATCTTTAGGTCTCCTTGGTAAGAATATCATGGAGGAGCGCATAGCTGATGAGAAGCGTACCCAAGACCAAGCAGTATTGGTCAACGCAGACAAACTCCTTGCAGGTAAGACACAAGAAGACCTGAAGAAGTTTGACCGCATGGCAGCTTTGCAGAACTCTAGTGCTGATTTTGACTTGACAGATAACCGCTATGCTATGGCTGTTCTTGAAAAAGGCATTGGTAAAATGGCAAGCCAATATGCTAAAGAGCAATGGATGAATGACCCAGCTTCTGAAAAGCCTAAAAGTGTTTCTGAAGCTGTTAGTCTTTTCAATAAATATTTGCAGGAGAACAGAGCTAACTTCAGTGACGATGGTATCTCTAATAAGGTAGCATTTGACCAAGGCTATTATGAGGGTGCTGTTCAAGACACAATAAAAATAGCTAATGAAGCTGACAAGAGAATCAATGATGATAAGCGTCAGAAGATGGTCATGTTAGGTTCTAGTGAGTTTCAAGACCTTGTGTATAGTGGAGCTAAGGGTGAAGACTTCCTCACTCGTGGCACTGAAGCATTACGTAAGGTGCAGTTAGGTACTAGAGATAGAGATGGTTTCATTAAAGCTGTTGCTCCTCTTGCTCAGATGATTGCTGACCAAGATTTTGATACGGCAAGATTGGATGCCTTAGGTGACTATCAGTACGAAGATGGTTTGTCTTTGAAACAGATGGTTAACCTCTATCCTTCCTATACCAAGATTGCAGATAATTTTAATCTGAGAGTTACTGATGATATTGTGTCTAAGTGTACACGCCCTGATGGTACTATTGACCTTTCAAAAGCTGAAGCATTGTTGTCTAAGTTACCTGCGGAAACTACAAATGCTGATGGTATTCCTGAAGCTAACCTGCCTATCTCGCAGGGAGACAACCCCGACTTAACAGACCTGTCCCCCACTATGAAAAGTGTATTACCTATGGTTGGTGGTGCTATCTATCAGTTAGGTTTTAAGGATGCACAGATTACTAGCGGTTATCGCACATCAGAGCATAATGCATCTGTGGGTGGTGTGCCAAACTCAGAACATACCCAAGGTAATGCTGTGGATATTTACTTAGGTGACAATGTGGACGAAGCACAGGCAAATAAAGCATTGTCTTATTTTAAGCAATACTTTGGTGAGGTCTTATTCCATGATGCTGGCACAGGCAGACATCTGCACCTTGCTGATTACCATGGTGGCATGAAAGCTGCTAATCCTAAAGAGCAGTCTGCTGCTGCCTATAACCCCCAGCGTGTCAATAAGATACGTCAGGCTATCTATGCTAAACAGGCACAGGCTCAGCGTGTTAAGGCTCAACGTGATGCTGAGGAAAGAGACAGAATCAATATGGCTCTTTTGCAGACCAATGACCCAAGTGAACAGATGCAAATTATCAATAGCTCTAATTTACCGGAGACAACTAAGGCTACTATGATTCGTACCATCACACGTCAAGCACGGCAGTCAGCTAAAGGCTATGGTAATGATGCAGAAGCTAAACATTTTTGGTCATATGAAAATAGCTATCAATATATTAAAGATACTCAGACATATGCTGAGTGGTATAAAGCTTATCAAGACCCTGATGTTGATGGTGATTCTGATGAATACAAGGCTTTGCAAAAGAGAGCCAATAGAGCTACAGCAAGACTTAATGCCTTGCTAGAGTTTAAAAAGAAACGTGGGTATATCCCTAGTGAGCAGGAGACATCACAGTCTAATGAACCCCCTAATGATACTCCGGTGTTTTCCCAAAAAGACAAGGATATTGCTGAGATGAAGATATGGGCAAATAGTAACCCCAAAAATGCTGCTGGCATACCTTTAGATGAAGACCAAATTCGTGATGCTATTGATAAGTTTGCTATACGTAATGGTCTTGATGTGAATGATATTGAGGAGGAGGTCTTTGGTTCATAATGAGTATTATTGATGATTTAAATAAACTTGGTGATGAATCATATGGTGATTTACAAGCCAAAGGGCAAGAACAGCTCCAAAAGGTACAGCACCAAGGCTATAATCCTTTTGATGATTTTGGTGAAGCGGTTACCGAATGGATTGCAGACATAAATAAATCGGGTCAGAAGCTTGCTGTGGCTGCTGGTGAAGCCTATAAAACAGGTAATTTTGATGCTATTGATGATATGTCTTTACCTGACGTTGATGCACCTTCCCCCTCTCCTGCCCAAGAAAAGGTTGCACAGGCTTTGCAGGATGCTGTGGATGATGCTCGCTATGTGGCTACCAAAGACCCCCTTACTCTCATAGGTGATGTGGCAGGTGCTGCTAGTCCTTGGATTCCTTTGGCTGTTCAAGTCCCTATCATGGTACATGAGATGCAGAAGGCACAGGAGATTGAAAATGCCCCTGAGATGTCTGACCAAGCCAAAGCATCCCTACTCCCTATGTTGGCAGGTACTGTGGCAGCTTCTGTGACACATGGCGTGGGTGGTCTTTTATCTAAGGCTGCCCCTAAAGTTTCTAAGGTTATGACTACCCCTTTTGTGGGTAGCGGTATTGCAGCAGGTACAGTTCTTGCTATGGATGAGAATGTACGTAATTATGCAGCAGAACATCCTGCTCGTTTTGCTGTCAGCCAATTTTTGACCGATACTGCTATTGGTGCTAAAAAGCTTGCCAAAGCTGATTGGTCTGCCAAGACAAACCCTGTCACAGATGCAGAGATTGTGTCTGAAAAGACAAACCCTGCTACTGAGCCTTTGGCTGATAAGACTAAAGTTGAGGAGACAAACAAAAAGTTAGGTTCTCCTACTAAAGAGAAGAATAAAAGGAAACGTAAGCATCGTAAACAACATCGTGAGAATGTATGGGATGTTGATAATGACTATGAGGAGATGGTTACACCTGCTCAGGTTACAAAGCGTGAACCTAAGACAACTGCTGAAAAAGCATATCCTGAACAGATGCCCGAACAACAAATGCAACAGGATGCTATTGCTAATCAGTTAGCTAAAGAGCATCTTGAAGCTAAGCAGACACCTGAAATTATGCAGGGTGCTCATGGTGATAAGCTTGAATATAGTAAAGATAACCTTTACCCTCATCCTGTGAGTGCAGAGGATATATGGGAAACAGCCAAAGCTATGTTCCCTATTCGCCCCGGTAGATTGGATTTAGCTGATAGTGATAGAACCTTAGGCTATTTTATGCCACAAGGTAAAGGTATTCGTATCCGTGGTTTCCGTGCATGGTCTGTAATCTGCCATGAAATCGGACATGGTTTGTCTGATAAATTTGGTTGGGGTAAAGATACAGCAGTTCAAAAAGAACTTTATGATGGTGCTACTTCCATATGGCAACATGGTGAGTATGGTAATAAACATGCCCCCGAAAACTATGCTACCTATGTAGAAGAAGGACGTGCTGCTTTTATGAATGAGTATTGTGTCAACCCTGAGATGGCTAAAAAGCACTTCCCTCTTGCCTATGCTGAGTTTGAAAAGGCTATTGCAAGTGATAGATTCTATCAGGCACAGATGAACCTTTTAGGACAACAAGTGCGCCGATGGGGTTCTCAGTCTGATTTTAGCAAAGCTGCTGGTATGTTCCATTGGGCAGACAAAGAGCTTGGCAAAAGAATTGATAAACTCATTGGTACTTGGACTGCTACTAAAAAGCATTTTGCTTGGGAGTATGCTGACCTTGACGAAAGCATAAGAGCTTATGAGGATAACCAAGGTGTAAAGATAGCTATGGAGAATGACCCTGCTGTCTTAGCACAGTATGCAAAGCAAGCAGGTAATGATAGTGTGGGTTGTCTGCTGAATGGTAATAATCTAGGCACTAGAGCTGCCATTAAAATGCTACAGACAAAATTCAATGTTGCTCTTAATAATGTTGTTGCTACTGACATCTTGAAACCTTTGGATGCACAAGGTAAGCGTGGTGCTGAACTTCAAAAGTGGCTTAAAGAAACTGAGTATAAGGATTTCTATGAAGCCTTTAATACCTATCAAACTGCCAAACATGAATTAGAAGTTATGGCAACAGGACGTAAGACAACACACACTTTGAAAGAATGTGATAAAATCATCACTAAAGCAGAGGAATTGCCTGAGATGAAAGTTGCTTCTAATCTTTGGAAACAGTGGAATGAGAATGTGTTGCGAATTGCTGTTGCCGGACAAATTATTCCTGCAAAGGTTGCTAACACTTTCTTAAAGAAGTACCCTGAATATATACCTATGTCACGTTCATTCGAGATTGAGGGTACTAGCGACTTCTTTGCATCCCATAAGGCTATGACTGTTGAAGGTTCTGAACGTATTATTAAAGACCCTCTTGTCCAAGCTGTTAAGAATATGCAGAGTATTGTCACTAAAGTAGAGCGCAATCGTGTTGGTCTTGCTCTTGCTGATTTAGCTCAGGGTGAAAAGGGACATTTTCTTATGATGCCTGTAAAAGATGGTAAATACAAGCATGTTTCACAAATTATTACTGTCTATGAAGAGGGACACCCTAAATACTACCAATGTATGATGAAAGGTCTCTATGAAGCTATGACTTCCGAAGATGGAAATATGAGTGCTTCTAAACTTGACATTATTGAGAAAATCTCTCATGGCGCAGCGACAGCTTTACGTATTGGCTCTACTAGCACACCTATGTTTGCTACCGCTAACCTCTGCAAAGATATTCTTGAAGCAACTATTATGAACGCTGATGGGCGTAGTGCTTCTCACATTCCCCTTGTTGCTCCTATGAAAATCTTTTGGCAGGGATTGCAGATGCTCAATAGTGACAATACTTTTGGTAAACTTATCATCCGCAACAACAGAGAACGTGCTCTGCTTAGACAATACAAAAGAGAATTTAGGTCTAATGGTGTCACTATGTCCACACGCTTAGGCTCTATTGCTGAAATCAATAAAGACTTTAGGAAAATTGTAGACCCTAACATTAGTGATTCTGTCCTTGATAAAATCTTATATCCTATCAAAGTATTATGGAATTGGAATATAGCATATGGTGAAGCTATGGAACAGTTACCACGTATGGCTCTTTATCGACGTGCTAAAGGACGTGGTGCTTCTATGATTGAAGCGGCTATGGTTGCTTCTGACAGTACCCTTAATTTTGCGAAGAGTGGTACTACTGTTAAAACTCTTAACAGGCATACGCCTTTTTTAAATGCTGCTTTTCAAGGTACTTTAAAGACAGCTAGAGAGCTTTCTAAAAACCCTCTCAGTGTTGGTCTTGCTATGGCAGAGCATGTACTATTCCCTACCCTGTTACTGTGGTATTGGAACAAAGATGAAGATTGGTATAAGGACATGCCAATGGAGATGAAGAATAAAGCGTGGTACATCAAGATAGGAGATACTATCTATGATTATCCTAAACCCCCCTTTATCGGACAATTATCCGGTTCTATACCTGAGCGATTATTAGATGTTATGTCTGAGGGTGAAGATAAGCAGGTTATTGCTGATGCTGTCTATAAGCTTATCAAAGACCTTGCTCCTTCCGGTGCTCCTCCTATCATAGAGAAATTCTATGAATGGCAGACAAACCACTCTATGTATCGTAATCGTCCTCTTGTTGACCAGCGTCTTGAAAAGCTCAGTCCTAAGAACCAATATAACCAGTACACCTCTATGGTAGCACGTGGTATTGGGCAGGCAGCTAATCTGTCACCTATTAAGATAGACAATACAATCTATGGTCTCACAGGCTCTATGGGTTATACTTTTATGAATGCTGTGGATATGGTGGCTAGGGATAATATTACCCCCAGCAAAAAATGGACTGAATATACTCGCTTTACTTATACTGAGGGTACAGGTACTTCCCGCAGCAAGGATGTATTCTTTGGTGGTCTTGATAAGCTGGAGACACAATATGCAGATGCCTCTTTTGAGGGTAGGAAGCCTAAGGTGGACAAAGAACTTAAAGGTATGCGTAAAGCTAGGGCAGATGCTATGAAGGTATCTAAGGCTATCAGAGAACTGTATGCAGACAAAAAGATGGATGCAGACACCAAGCGTATTAAGCTTGATGAGCTTAACAAAAAGCAAAATACCATTTTCAGAAGTGCCAATAAGAAGTATCTTAATTACAAATATATACAATCACCTGAATAATGTGCTATAATTAATATCAGAGGTGATATGATTTATGCAGATAATAGGCTTCATTTTTGATATGGTAGAGGGTGTGCTTTGGTTATGTGGTGCTTTTGCTTTATTTATAAGCATCATTTATATGCTATATAATGTTCTGCTAAAGCAGGTGCTCCTTAATAAAGAAATACCATTGAAAACTAAAATCATTGAAACTATCGTAGTTATTCTAAGTATTTTAGGGGGTTGTGCTTATTTCAATTCCATGTGGAACTAATGCCCCCTTTTTCTCTCCCCGAGGTGATTCCAATGTACAGCTACTAACTTCATACTTATCCATTGTTCCTTTTCTAGACAATGAAAGGAGTTCTGTCCCATGGAATTAAGTGCTGATATTCAACGTGAAATACAGCAACAGTTTAAAAATAGCTATGCCCAACTTTTAGCGGACATAACTCGTATTTATGAGCAAGGTGCTATGCGTGATGCTCTCACCGGACTGTACAATAAGCAAGCCTTTGAGCATGACAGTACCACTAATCACTTTGGTTTCGTTGGTATCCTTTTCGCAGACATCAATGGTCTGAAATATACCAATGACCACTTTGGACACAGTGCAGGGGATAAGCTGATAAAGGACTTTGCAGCTAAGCTTAAGGAGACCTTTATCTCCCCTGTTTATAACTGTTATCATATATTAGGTGATGAATTTATAGTAGCTGGGTTTGATATTAAAATTCATGAGTTCCTTGGCAGGGTGTTGTCTTTCCATAAGTCCCTATGGAATAAAGACAACCCTCCCCTAGCTGCTTTAGGCTATTCTGCGGGTGTCTTCTCAGATATTGCGGAAATCACAGCATATGCCGAAAAAGCAATGTATGCAGACAAACAAAAATTTTATGATAATTTTCCTCAGATGAGGAGATAATAAATTGAATTGGTGACCGCTGGCTCTTTTAGAGCTGGTGGTCTTTTTATTTTTGTAAAGGAGATGATTAATATAGCTATTAAATTGGCTACATCTATTACTTACACAGCAGATGGTTCACAAACAAATTTCTCTATTCCCTTTGACTATTTGCGTCCATCCTTTGTCCATGTGTCTGTTAATGATGCAGAGGTTTCCGAGGGATTCACTATAAGTAATCGTATGGTTATGTTTGATTCTGCACCAGCTAAAGATGCTGTGGTGCATATCTATCGTAACACCCCTACCACTCGATTGGTGTCTTGGGCAGATGCAAGTATCCTGAAGGCTATAGATATGACGATTGCAGAGGTACAGCAGTTACACATCTTAGAGGAGGCAAACGATTGGTCTAAAACTCATTCTATTGTTTTTGATGAGGAAAGGGATGTATGGCAAGGACGCAACTATCGTGTGTCTAATGTGTCTGACCCGACAGAAGCACAGGATGTTGTAACCAAGAATTACTTAGAGAACACCGAGGATTCCTTTGTTCAGCGCATGAACGCTATCAAGACACAGACTGAACAATTTGCTAACACAGCAGGTAACAGCAAAGATAGTGCCTATAAGAGTGCACAGTCCGCTAGTGTATCTGCTGCAAGTGCTGCTGAAAGCGCAAAGTTAGCCGAAGGCTACAAGAACATAGCTGAAACTGCTAAGAGGGATGCGTCCCTTTATGCTGCCACCGCTAAGACCTCTGCTGATAATGCAGGTGCTAGTAAAGAAGCAGCTCAATCTGCTGCTACTACTGCTAGTAACTTTGCGTCTGCTGCAAGAAACAGTGCGAATGAAGCACAGACCTACAGTAACAATGCAAAAACCTACATGGACAATGCTAAAAATTATAGTGAGAATGTTAATGTGTTTGTTCCTAGTGTGTCTACGGAGGGTGTCTTAAGTTGGACGAATAAAGCTGGACTGACTAACCCCAAAAGTGTGAATATTAAAGGCGCAAAAGGTGATACAGGTACTGCGGCGTCTATCAAGATTGGTAGCGTGACTACAGGGGTAGCAGGAAGCAATGCAAGTGTTACCAATAGTGGTACTGCTAGTAATGTGGTGTTGAACTTTACGCTGCCTAGAGGTAAAGATGGCAAAGATGGTGGCATTACTGTTGATGCTGAACTGTCTGATACATCTACGAACCCTATTCAGAACAAGGCTGTTAATACTGCCATCAACACTGTAAAAAACAACATGACACAAGGTTTTCAAACTGTTACTGCTAGTATTCCTACTAAAGTATCTACTTTAGAAAATGATGCTGGCTATTTGACGCAACATCAATCTCTTGCCGGGTATGCCAAAACGTCTGTGGCTAACACATGGACAGTGCAGCAGAATTTTTATGACCTTATGCTCAACCGAGAAATATACACTACTTATGCTGTCATTGGCACTTCGGATACACCTATAACCTCCACGATAGTTTATAACGTAACAGGTGCATTTACACTTAACCTTGCTACTTTGGCTAACGCATTAAGTGCTAATCAATCATCCGTTTTTACTGCATATTTTGCTGCAAATGCAGATTACAGTTTGACTATAAGCAATGCAGGAAAATTAAAATATGTTGGTAGCGCAAGTGACGTAGCTATTACAAGTGCAGGATTGCTCCTTAACGTATGGATGAGCAAAGATGGCGATGGCACGTTGACTAGTATTGTGCAAGCTAGTAAGTTAGAAGGTGGTGCATAATGGGACTTAATAGAATGATGATGGGAAAAGGTGGCGTAAAGGTTGAAGATGGTAGCAAGCATTGGACTTTTAGGGAAGCAGATAATAAAACAATAGCTTTTACTGTTCCAAAGGGGATTAAAAGAATCAAAGTGGTTGCAGTAGTTGACTATGCTGAAGGTACTGAAGATTATTCAAGTTTTTATGCAAAGATTAAAAATACAATAAATAATGAAATTTGGGGTGAAGGCATTTCAGAATGTGAGATGCTTGAAAATATAAACCACGTAGATATTGATTCTATTGTAGGTGTAACCCCAAATAAAACCTATACATTGCATTTTGACTGTTATTATACAACAGATGGTGTAACTTTTTCATGGGGTAAAGCAATAAATGACATGAAGCCTACAGTTGAAGATTATTAAGCAAAGGAGGAACAAAATGCAAACAAAATATAAATACAAAGACAAAACATATACTCACATCTACCCTTTGTCAGAAGCTTTAGGCAAAGAAGGCATCTTCATCCCACTATCAATTTCTGATGAATCCTTAGCAGAATTAGGCGTAATCATCACGCATGAGGAAGAACCCTTAGAAGTGATTAAGCAACGTAAGATTGCGGAGCTTAAATATCAGCGTGATAAAGCAGAGGTTGAGCCTATTATCTACCATGGTTACTCTTTTGACTATGATAGCAAAGCGAGGGAACGCATTAATGCAGCTATCATTGCTCTTGAAATCTTAGGTGCTTCCGTCACCCTCACATGGACTACCGCAGATAATAAAGATGTAAAAGTAACTGCATCTGACCTGCGTGGCATTATTGCACAGGTGGCGTTGAGAAGTGACAAGCTCCACATAGCTTATAGAAAAGCTAAAGAAAAAGTGGAAACCGCTACAACTAAAGAAGAGGTTGAAGCTATCAATTTATTTTAATTAAGTAAAAGACAGGGTTGTTGTCTCCCCTTAGGGGTTTGGGTGGGCAGAAAGGAGTTATCATGGAAAAGAATCGTAAAAAGGCTCGTGCTTGGCTTAAGTCCTCTACTCTCACTGAGTACAAGGCTATCACTACCGAAGCCAAGCTTACACCAAGACAACAAGACATACTTGACAAAATCATCATTAGTGACTACTCTCAACAAAAGCTTGCTATGGAGTACCACGAAGATGTGTCTTGTATCAAACGTGCCTTAAGACAAATATATGACAAAGTATATATTGTCCTTTTTGAATAACTTTATAGTCATTTAGTTACAACTTTCAATTTCTAAATTCATGTTATCATAATAGCAGGAGGTGACTAGTCACTATGCAATATAACATGAACCAAAACAAACTTATGCAAATGATGATGATGCAAGCCTTGAAGCAAGTTTCCCCTGAACTGTTAGCAATGGTTGAGGAGGAAGCTCGTAAGCGTGGCATGTCTGACGAAGACATCAATGCAGGTAAAGCATACATCAACCAAGTTCAAAAAGGAGTTGAAAAGTAATGGAAATGGCTAATGCTGGCGTAGGTCTCGGTGATGCCCTGATGCTCGCCAAACAAGGTTCTAATGGTAATGAGATGTGGAATAACCCCTTTGTTTACCTTATCCTCTTAGCTGCCTTTGGTGGTGGCTTTGGTGGTTTCGGTGGTTGGGGTGGTAATGGTTCTGCTTTCCAAGGTGCTGTAACTCGTGCAGAGCTGTCTGAAGGCTTAGACAACCAAGACATCAAAGCTAGTCTGCGTGGTATCCAAAGTGGTATGTGTGATGGCTTCTATACTGTGGGCATGAACGAAAAAGAAACCGGATACAAAGTAGCTAGTGTTGGTGAAAGTATCAATCGTAACATTGATGCCCTGCGCTTTGAGGGTGCTGCAAACACCTGTAAAGTTACCACTGCTATCCATGAGGAAGGCGAGAAAACTCGTGCTCTGATTACCTGCAACACTATGCAAGCTCTGCGTGATAAGCTGGCAGACAAAGATAGAGAGCTGCTCTATCTGAAACTTAAACTGCCTGCTACTACCCCTGCTACTGCATAATGTTACCGAGGGTTGGCTAGAAGCTGACCCTCTTTTATTTTATTATGGAGGATATTATGGACAATGAAATTGTAAAGACAACCCCTCCTATTGGTGTCTCCACCCTATCCCTCATGGGTATCCCTCTGTCCGATTGGGTGTATATTGTCACCATTATGTATGTCTTGATTCAGATTTGGGTCTTGCTGTATAAGACCTTTTTTAAAAAGGAGGAATGTAATAAGTGAAATTATCTGCTCATTTTGATTCTAGTGAATTTGCCTGTAAGTGTGGCTGTGGTGGTCTCCACAATGGTGCTGACATCAACCCACGGCTTGTACAGGTATTAGAGCGTATGCGTGCTATCATTGGTAAGCCTTTGGTACTGTCCTGTGGTTACCGCTGCCCTGCCCACAATGCTGAGGTAGGTGGTGTGTCTAACAGTCAGCATATCTATGGTACTGCTGCGGATGTGCAATGCCCTGATGGTGTTATGGTGCAGACTTTGTATGATGCTGCGGTAACTGCTGGTGCTGATGGTATTGGTATCTATAGCTGGGGTGTCCATGTGGATGTCCGTGGTTATACGGCACGTTGGTAAGATTTACGAGGGAGCTTAGTCTCCCTCTTTTTATTTTTAAAGGAGGTCTATATAGATTTGAAAATTAAGAAACGTGATGGGTCTCTTGTAGACTTTAATAAAGACAAAATCATTAATGCCATCTCTAAGGCTGGCTTTGTAGCTTCAAAGACAAAAAACGCTATTGCTGATGTTGTTGAAAAGATGGCAAAAAAAGAAACACTAACTGTGGAGAAAATTCAAGATATTGTAGAAACTGAGCTTATGCTGAACTATTATCCTGAGGTAGCTAGAGAGTATGTTCGCTATCGCTATAAACGTGAGCTTATCCGTAATACCAAAGGTGCTTTGAGTGAAGTGCTTGATATTGTCAACCTCAGCAACCAAGATGTGAATGAGGAAAACTCTAATAAGAACCCTGTTATTCTGTCTACCCAACGTGACTATATGGCAGGTATGGTCTCTAAAGAGCTTTCTGAAAAGTTGCTGTTTCCTCCGGATGTAATGAAGGCACATAAAGAAGGTATTATCCATGTACATGATATGGATTATGCTATCCAAAAGATGTACAACTGTGCTCTGTTAGATATGGAAGACATGCTTCAAAATGGTACTGTAATCAATGGTACGATGATTGAAAAGCCACACAGCTTTGCTACTGCTTGCAATATTGCTACTCAGATTATGGCACAGGTTGCTTCTAACCAATATGGCGGACAAAGTGTGTCTGTAGCACATTTAGCTCCATTTGTCAATACTTCTAGACAAAAAATTAAAGAAGAAGTTAAGCAGGAACTAGATGATATTCAGGCAGAGTATTATGAAATGGACTTAGACTATATCACAGAAAAGCGACTGAAAGCTGAAATCACTAAGGGTGTACAGACAATGCAGTATCAGATTAACACCCTTATGACCTCCAATGGTCAGACACCTTTTGTTACCTTATTCTTATATCTCAATGAAGCTAAGAATGAGCAGGAGAAGAAAGACCTTGCTATGGTGATTGAGGAAATCATTCGTCAACGCTATCAGGGTGTCAAGAATGAAAAGGGTGCATGGATTGCTGCTGCGTTTCCTAAGCTGATTTATGTCTTAGAGGAAGACAACATCCGTAAAGGCACTCCCTATTATTACCTTACAGAGATGTGTGCTAAATGTACTGCTAAGCGTATGCAACCTGATTATTTGTCTGAGAAGATTATGCTGAAGAACAAGAAGACTGAAGATGGTGTGGGTCACTGTTACCCTCCTATGGGATGCAGAAGCTTCTTGACACCTTATCTTGATGAGAATGGCAAAGCTAAATTCTATGGTCGCTTCAATCAGGGTGTTGTCACCATCAACCTTGTGGATGTGGCGTTGTCCGCTGGCAAAGACAAAAACAAATTTTGGTCTATTCTTGATGAGCGTTTGGAGCTGTGCCACAAAGCCTTGCGTGTAAGACACCAAAACCTTAAAGGTACAATCTCTAATGTCTCCCCTATCCATTGGCAGTATGGTGCTATTGCTCGTCTGCAAAAAGGTGAGAAGATTGACAAGCTGTTGGAAAATGGCTACTCCACTATCTCCCTTGGTTATGCAGGTCTCTATGAGTGCTGTATGGCAATGTTCGGTAAATCTCATACTGACCCTGCTGTGAAACCCTTTGCTCTCTCTGTCATGCAGCACCTTAATGACAAATGTGCTGAATGGAAAGCTAAGGAACACTTAGGCTATAGTGTCTATGGTACTCCTATGGAGACCACTACATATAAGTTTGCTAAGTGTCTTCGTGACCGCTTTGGGGTAATTAAGGAAGTTACTGACCATGATTACATTACTAATAGCTATCATGTGAATGTACGTGAGCCTATTGACCCCTTCACCAAACTTCAATTTGAATCTGAGTTCCAACTACTCAGTCCGGGTGGTGCTATCAGCTATATTGAGTGTGCTGATATGACCAAGAACATTGATGCAGTTATGGCTGTTATTCAGTTTATCTATGACAACATTATGTATGCTGAGCTGAACACCAAGAGTGACTATTGTCAGGTCTGTGGTTATGATGGCGAGATTAAGATTGTCACAGACAATGGCAGATTGGAATGGGAATGTCCGAATTGTGGAAATAGAGACAAAACCAAAATGAATGTGACACGTAGGACTTGTGGTTATTTGGGCAGTCAATTTTGGAATCAGGGACGCACTGAGGAGATTAGAGACCGCTTTATTCATTTAGGAGGTGACTTCCGTGGCTAAAAAGGTGTATATCGCTGATATTAAGAATCCCTCACTCACTCGTGCTATCCGTTTAAAATGCATGGACTGTGCAGGTACTTCTGATAACATTCGAGATTGCCATATCTGCAAGTGTCCTCTGTGGTCTTTCCGTTTTGGTAAAGGAACTGCTGCTGCTATCCGTACCTTATCTAAGACATATGATGTGTGTCTTGTGGATACCAATAAAACAGATTACATTGAAGAATTAAAAGGTAAGAAGTTAAAACGCCCTCAGTAATGCCTGAGAGCCTATCTGAACGATTGAATTTTCTTGCCTATGTGATTATACCTATGGGAGTGTTTCATTGCTCAAATAGCACTCCCAGCACCTCTCAATCGTGGCAGAATTGATTTATGAATACAAAGGAGTGATAAACTATGCAGATAGATGAGAAACTGCTTGATAAGCTTGCTATAGGTGAAGTCAATGCCCTTTTAGAAGGACTTGATGACCCTGAGTTGCGTCGCAACCCTGCTTTTCTTGCTAAGGTGCGTGAGTTCTTAAAGCAAAACAAATTGCAGACTACCCCTGAAACCCAAGGGGTACAAAAGATTCAAAGGACTGTAGAAGAAATTCCTACCTTTGATTTTGATGGGCAGGTGAGCTAATGTCTGAATGGACAGATGAACAGGTTGCCAAAGCCAAGGAGGACTTCAGGGTCTTCCTTTTTATCTTATGGAAGATGATTGGTCTTCCTCCACCTACCCCTATCCAATATGCAATGGCACATTATTTGCAGTATCCCCCTAGTGACCGCATTATTCTTGAAGCGTTCCGTGGTGCTGCAAAGAGCTTTATTACCTGCGCCTTTGCCGGGTGGAGCTTATGGAATAACCCTCAGATTAAAGTAGAGATTGTGTCTGCTTCAAAGGAACGTGCAGATGCCAACGCTGTCTTCATTAAACGTATCCTTAATGTCTTACCTTTTTTAGAGCATTTAAGACCTGATACAACCAAAGGTAACAGAGACACAATGAACTTGTTTGACGTTGCCCCGGCTGTCCCTGACATCTCCCCTTCTGTAAAGTCTGTTGGTATCTATGGTCAGATTACAGGCTCTCGTGCTGACCTGTTGATTGCTGATGATATTGAGATTCCCTCAAACTCTGCAACGCAGGTACAGAGAGATAAGCTAGGTGAAGCTGTTAAGGAATTTGATTCCATCCTTAAACCTAATGGGCAGATTGTCTATTTAGGTACACCTCAATGTGAGATGTCTCTTTATAATGAATTGCAAAATCGTGGCTACTCCTGCACCATTATCCCTGTTATTTACCCTGAGGATAAAAAGGCTCGTGATAATTATGGTAGCAGATTGCACACCTTTATTGCTGATGCTCTTGATAAAGACCCCACATTGGCAGGTAAACCTACTGACCCTTTACGCTTCAATGATGAAGAAATTTTTAAACGTAGACTGTCCTATGGTAAAGCTGGCTTCGCCTTGCAGTTCCTGCTAGACACAAACCTCTCGGATGCTGAAAAATATCCTCTTAAAGTAGCTGACTTTATTGTGGCTGACCTAGATATGGATGAAGCATCTATGAAGTGGGCATGGGCAAGTGGGTATGAGCAGAGACTAAAGGATGTCCCTTGTACTGCCCTTAAAGGTGACTTCTTCTATGCTCCTTTTGACAGGTCTAAAGAGACTGCTAAATATACAGGTACTGTAATGGCTATTGACCCCTCAGGACGTGGTGCGGATGAGCTTGCCTATGCTGTTATCAAAATCCTCAATGGTTACCTGTTCCTCATGGAAGTTGGTGGCTATCGTGATGGCTATGGTGATGATACCCTCAATATCTTAGCTAATAAGTGTAAGTTTTGGGGTGTGAATGATGTTGTCTCTGAAGCCAACTTTGGTGATGGTATGTGGGGGCAGCTCTTTAAGCCTGTGCTGAATAAAGTTCACCCCTGTACCTATACGGAAGTCAAAAACAACAAGCAGAAAGAAGCTCGTATCATTGATACGCTTGAACCTGTTATGATGCGTCACAAGCTTATTGTCAACACCTCTGTTATCTATGATGATTATAAGGTGTATGAGAATGACCAAAAGTATTCTTTAATCTATCAGCTCACAAGGTTGACTAGAGATAAGGGTGCACTTGCACATGATGATAGACTTGATGCTGTGACCATGGCTGTTGCCTTTTGGTTGGAAAGCTTAGACAGGGATGCTCAACAGGGCATTGATGAGCTTGAAGAAGAACAGCTTATGAAATGGTGGGATTCTGACTTTGGTATCCTACATAAAGAATATAATCCTGAGCTTGTTCCGGAACGCTATAGAAAAAGACAACCACAATTTGGAGGAGCTACTGTGGTTGATAACTTTTATAGCTAATGGGTCATATAAACCTGTGAAACTAATGGGTCACATACTCGATAAGAGTAGGAAAGGGACATTATATATACCTATAGATAACTATAGATACCTTATAGTTACTATAGATACCATATGACCTTATATGATTCCATATGTAACCCTTAGATACCCTTGGTACTATAGATACTATAGATACCTAAGGGTAATTGTTATTATTACTAATAAACCTAATTAATAGATACTTATAGATACCCTAAGGTTTCCTATACCTCCTAAGGATTCCTTAGGGTATTTTTATTATTACCTTAAATAACCTTCTTATAGGAGACTATATACCATGAAAGAAACCTTAATGAAACTAAAGACCTTCTTCCTCTATGGTCTTTTAATATCCATCCCCCTGTTTGTCTTCTTGTGGTTCGTGGATACTCTATCCTCATCGTTCAATCCTGAATATAGACCGCTACTTGGCTTCTTGCAGATTGCAAACAGTCTGCTGCAAACCATTATAGGTATGTGACGCTATGTTTACCACGAGAACTAAGAATATAATTGCTCTTTTACTGAGCTTTGCTATTGGAGCTGGTTGCTGCTACTTATATCTAAGAGGAGACAACAAAGCTTCAGAACCCCCTGTGTCCAGCTCAGATTCCAAGGGTGGACTTTTGTCTACCACAGGAATCCATGCTGAGACCAAAGACAACCCTGATGATGAGGACTTGGTGTTGTCTAACAAATATGTCGCTGTTATTAATGGCGAGAAAGTGAGTGTGCCGATTGTTAAAAGAACTGCTGGTACTATTTGTCAACCTGATAGCACTAGTGGCTCTGCTAATGATGCACCACCGGGAGTAAAGGCTACTGTAGAACAGACTGTAGACCTCACTCCTGTGTTGTCTAAAATGCGCCCCTCTTGGGAGGTAGGTGCTGGTGTGTCTTATGTGAATGAACGTGCATATGTTCCTATCTCTATCCAAAGGAACTATCAGGCTGATAAAGCACTAGAGCTTACTGTACTTGTAGATACAGATGGTAAAGCTAAGGGTGCTATGGTACAACACAAATGGCTGATAAAGTAA